CATCAGTTAGGTTCTTATTGTCTGCCAAGATACGCTGTTTAATAGCTTCTACCTCAGTCCAGGCAGCAGGACCGTGCTTCTCGATGATGTCTCTTTTGAGTTCTTCTTCTATCTGCTTAATTTCGTATAATCCACGCCATTCTTCAACGGCAGAGAACACAGAGGTGTCTTTGGGCCTGTTTAGTTGCTTCTTGCGGAAGGCGGCCCTGGCCTGCACATCAGCCTTGCCAAGGTCTTGGATGTCCTTGGTGACTGACTCCAGTTCCTTGCCTACCGCCAATGCCTCTTTGATGCCAGCGACAGCAGCCTTGGCAACTTGAGTGACTGGTTCGCTCATACTACTCCAGAGGAGGATTTAGTGCTGTTGAGAGAAGTCCACGATAAGCAAGGTTTTCTGGCAGCGGTGCTGTTTGTCCTGATGCAATCCTATTAGCAGCCATCTGTGCAGCCCGTCTACGCAGAACACCTTGTATGTAATCAGCCGCTAGACCAGTTCCAGCAACACCTGTGGCTAAAGCAGGGCTTTGAGAGAAAGTGTAAGCACCGCCAGCAGCAGCCAACTTAGATCGTAATGGGCTAAACTGTGAGGCAAAGGTCAATATTGGATCTAAAGGACCACCTTCAGCAACAGAACGAATGATGTTTTTCTCTTCTTGGTTGAAGACCTTCATCTTGTCTTTATTTGCGGCTAAGTTAATAAACCCACGCCGAATCAGTTCACTGTCTGATGCCTTTGGGTCTAGGTTTTTTGCGTCTGCAACATTAAGAGCATCATCTAAAATCTGAGCACGACTAGCATTACGCCAATCTTTCCTAGCGCCTACGATTGTACGCACAGCCTCATCAATACCGCCCTTACCGGCAATAACATCTTTTGTAGTAAGGTTAGTTATAAAGTCATCTGCCCTGGTAACAGCCACACCGCCTAGTCTGCGGATATTAGGGTCTTTGTTGGTTTTCAAATCATTCAGAATTCCTCTAACTTTCTCAAGTGTAGAGAAAGACATCTGAGGATTTTGCTCAACAATAGACTGAATCCTAGCTAAGTTAGCGTTAATGTAGTCTGACTCAGGAGTTCCCGGAATCATGTTTGCATCATCAAGGTCAGAACGAATATCACCAATCATCTTCTTAACGCCAGCATCCTTCAGAGTGATACCAGCATTTTCTACTTGAGTGTATGCCTTTGATGCCCTTTCCCGAACCTGTGCTGCTGTCTGTAGAGGAATCTGTCTTTGCTCGATAGCCGAGATAGTCTTGCCTGCGCCTGATGCAGTCAAGGCACCTACGCCGACAGCAGCCAAGGTAGCGGCTAAGTCACTTCCTGTATAGCCCTTTACTGCTTCTGCTGTTGGCTGTGCAGCTAAACCAGCAGCACCGGCAGCAGGTATCTGTCGTTTAAGATCAGCAGCCATTGCAGGCACATTAGGAAGCATTCTAGCTAAAGCACCAGTACCAGCCATCGCCTCTGTACCGGCCCCCACAGCCCTCTCTACTGTTGTCTCTGGCTCTGGTAAGCCCATCGCAGATAGACCCTTAGCCTGCTCTTCATACACAGAAGGCAGCCTGCTCTCAGAGCCTAAAGCCTGTGCAGCTAGATTATAAGCACCTCTACCGGCCTCTAATACAGCAGCGGCAGGAGCAGTAAACGCCTGATAACCAGCACGGGCAGTTAAGCCTACTTGACGAAGAGCCTCTTGCCCAAGACTTCTCTCTTCTTTTGGTGCTGCCTGAGCAGGTGCCGCAGCAGTGCCTAAGTAAGAACGAATCTTAGAAATTGCTTGTTCGTTGCTTATACCGGCAGGCAGTTCATAAAACCTGCCTTCATATTCATAAACAGGCATAGCTACTCCTATTGTAATTTAATCGGGTTTTCTCTTGTTCCAGCACCCTGTGGTGCAATAATACTAGGAGGCATATAGCTTTGACTAAAATCAAAATCATTTAGGTTATTATTCTTGTTAGCGTACTCATTCATGCGCTTATACAAGTTAATCTTACCGTTTTGAATCTCTTTGAGTTTCGCAATAATCTCAAGCCGTGCTGTTGGGCTGTTTGTAAGCTGAGGAATTCTTGCCTCAATGAACTTACGGTCAGTGTCTGAAATCTGAGCACCAAGTTTGCCGCCAAGTTCTTGCATAACCAAGTCTTTAGCGCCCTTGTCGTAACGCTCTGCACTAGCCAGATTACGAGCATCAGCAGCACTTAACAGGCCTACAGAGTTAAGGAAGTTAGATGCACCTAAAGCCGTCATTGCCAGTGGTCCGGTATAAAGTTTATTATCCTTAGCCAAGTTTTCTAAATCATCAAGCGTGGTAAGAGATGCTCTTGCCGTAGAGGCAGACAAGGCTGCTGCATCCAGTGCTTTAGCCTGTAACTCACCACGCTGACCAGCAAACTTACTTTCCTGAGTCATGTTAATTGTGGTGCCGCCCGGTGTTGACAGTTTTAACACTTCACGAGCATTAGCTAAAACACGCTGTTCTTGCGGATTTAAGTCTGTACGACCAGCTAACTGCAACACAACCTGACGAGCCTGATCTAATGTGCTTGCCTGCTTGTCTTTATTGGCAGCAGCTAAGTTCTTAGCAATTGTAGATTTAATAGTCTCTTGTTGCTGAGTAATCTTCTCCGCTACCAACTTAGCCTTAGCCGCCTTATCAGTCATTCCTGCCTGACCATAAGCATCAGATAGATAATTCAAGTAGCCATCAAGGCCTTCAGTTTTAAGGATATCAGCGCCACCAGCACGAATCTGCTCTGACAACTTATCTTCCATCTCTTTAGAACTTTCCATGCCTAATAAGCCACGGGCACGTTTACCAACTTCTCCGATAGACCGGCCTACATCCTGTGCTGCCTGAACACCAGAGAATACAACACCCCTTCCGGGTTCTAAAGCAGCGATAGTTGCGGCTGTTTTATCACGCTGTGCTTGATATAATAGTTGCTCTTGTTGCGGTGTTCTTGGTAAAATATCCGCAAACAAACTTGCAGTGATGTCTTCTTGTGCCATTATATCTCCTTAGCCGTATATTCCGGGTGCTAAGAAATTAACACCCATGTTTGCTTCATACACCGATGGTGTGTAAGTAGACCCACCGAATAACCCACTTAAATTGCTAGCACCAGTAAGCAAGTTACCAGCGCTGGTCAATGCACCGCCTACGTTAGTGCCTAAGCTTCCAATCTGTTGATTAACTGCCTGAGCAATCGCTTGCCTACGAGCAGCATCGATATCAGCAGCGCCGAGGTTTAGCGAAGTCTGTAAACCAAGACCACGCAGTCCTGCCTCTGCTTGTCTACCAGCACCAGTCAAGGCCAACTGCTGTAATCCAAGACCCTGCTGACCTGCTAATTGTAACTGCTGTAGGGTCTGTTGGTCAACCTGTAACCCTTGAGACTGTAGGGCTTGTGCTATTGCTTGCTGACGACCAGCCTCTTGTGTACCAAACTGTTGTGCAGCCAAGGCATTCTGAGCCTGCTGAGTAGCCTGTGCAGACAGCAAAGACTCAAGATATGGGTTAACCGCACCCATGCCACCACCAACTGTGGGCACATTCTGACCAATCCCTAGCAATCCACGAGCACCCAAACGAGACAGTAATGCTTCCTGCTCTCGCTGTCTTGCAGGCCCTTGGAGGCCCTCTAATTGACCGAAGAGGGTCTGACTAGCCTGAGCAGGGTTGATGGCTCCTAGGGCGGTTCCTGCAAGTCCTAGGGCCTGTTGCTGAAGGGCTGCATAGGGGCCAGCAGCGGCTGTAGTAGCCCCTGTAGGCGACACTGTAGAGGTACCAAGGCCAGAAGTGACCGTATAAGGCGTAAAGGGCACATTAGCGGCTGCACCGATAGCAGCGGCCTGCGATGCTGCCTGAGAACCTAAGTTACGAAGTGCTGCGGCATTGGCTTCAGCGGCGTTGTTAGACACAATCCCCTGAGCAGCAGATCCCAGTAATTGACCTACTTCACTAGAGGTAAACTGCCGTACTAACTGGCCTGCTTGGTTAAATGCTCTGCCAAGACTGTCGATTGAAAGGCCATTAGAGGTTGTACCTAAGATATCAGCACCAAAGGTAGGAGAAACCACCCCGCCAGCGCCTAATACACCGCCTCCAGCGCCTTGCGTTAGCAGTCCCGTACCCCCACCCATACCGGCTAATCCAGGGGCTGTAGGAGCCGTTAAACCGATCCCAGCGCCTGTTAGAGCCTCGCCTGCTCCAAGAAGGCCTTCCATACCGCCAACTGTTTCTAGTGTTCCAAGACCGGCACTGCTGAGGCCTGTTCCTAAACCTGTTCCAGTACCAGCAGTGGTGCCAGCAATGGTGCCAGTAGTGGGGGCTGTTAATCCAAGACCGCCGCCCCCTGAAGTAAGTCCAGTGCCTAGTGTTCCACCGGCTTCAGCGGCAATCGGTGTCTCTAACAAACCACCACCGGCTGATACTGGGATTCCTGATGCAACAGCGCCACCAGTAGCGGCAGCAGCAGCGGCTGCGGCAGCAGCTTCACTGACACCAGTAGCGGCAATCGTAGAGGCAATTTGTGCCTGTGAGAGACCCTGAGCAGCTAACTGAGCAGCGTCTGCGGCAACAAAGGCAGCCTCAGAAGCGGTTACTACTTCAGCAGCAGTGGCAGCACTACCAAAGTCTACAGGGATGCCTGTTGTAGCTACCACAGTAGCGGCAACTACGGTGCCCCAGCCACCTGGAATCTCTTCGTTAATAAAGTCATCGATGTCTGAGCCAACGTCTGAGATTGGATCAATGATTTCGTCTTGAACAAAATCACCAACGTCATCTACAACGTCTTCGGCAAAATCAACTACTGATTCGACTGCTCCACCCATTATTTTCTCCTATACCAGATTTGGTATGTGTTACCATCTTTACCGATGATGTCCTTCATAAACCCAAAACCAAAATGTTTCATAAACTTAATCTTTGGAGTGTTAGTCTTTGGGTTATACAGTGCAAACAGGCTTGTATTAAGCATATCTGTAAAGTTAAACCAATCCTTCTCCATCTGAGCCTTAACAGTCCTATTCCACTTCCTGACTGTTATGTGAAACCAAAGCCTGTTATTAAATCTTTCTAACCAAGCCTCGTATTCTTTTCTTCTGCAAATAGGTACTTTTGTCGATTCACTCATTAAATAGTCCTGCCAAAGACGGCATAAAGATCCATCTTTTGCAGAGACACGTTTGTACCATTGACCAATGCTTCAATACCAATTTGAACGGCATTACCACTACCACTCAACTGCTGTCTAATTTGCTCAAAGGGCACATATAACGAATACTCTGCAATCCCGTATTCCGATATCCCATACTCGCTATTGCTATTTGGATCAGTAGTAAGTTGGACACTATCGTAGCCAGCATTATAATCGAAAGCCCAACGAATGTCAAATGTGGTGTTATCTGAGCCTAAAACCGTGAGCACAATCTTCTTGAGCATCTTGGTTACTGACGGACTGCCAAAGTCCATGTACGGCGTATAATAGGTAAAGGTATAATTTAGACCGTTATCTAAGTAATTCTTGTATTCAGCAATACCATCTGACTTGCCAATAAACAACCTAGAATCGTGTGTCGCACATAAGGCCAAAGGATTTATGCTGTTCCAGATAGTGGTTCTTAATGACCCGTCTTGCAAGAAGGAGCGAAGGTCAAAACAGTAAGTCTGGTTAAGAGAAGGCAGCGTTAATAGATAAAAAGCATCTTTTTGATAATAGACACTTCTGAACAGTTTAACGTCTTCTTGGATTACTAAGTCTAAGAACTGGTCACGGACATTACGGCTAAGGTCTTTAATCGGGGCAGACTTCTCTTGTATGGTACGTCCTAGGCTACGCAGGCCGCCATCAGATAAGAAAATAAGGTCTGTGCCGATGCTCTGTACAGAATCTCTAGCAATACAGCCAACACCCTCAATAACGTCATACAGGGCTAGGCTGCCTAAGTCATCGGCATTAGAGTAGATAACAATGTTGTTATTAGTAAAGATAACTAAAAAGTTATTGTGCTCTGCCAATGCAATGATCTTATCACCACCTGGAACAACCTGCTCTAGGTTAATAAACCCAGAGGTAGAGCCTGCAAAGTCTGTGGTGTCCAGCAACACAGAGTAGTACACAGTCAGGTTATCGGTGCCAATATCAGCCAGCCAGAGCCTACCATAGGCAGCTAAGGCACAGTTAGGCATGAATGTCGAGGCACTGTAGCCTGAAGGCACTGAACCGATGTCTGCTATGCGCTGGAACCCAAAGGAGCCAGTATGGGCATGGGCTGTAGCACCTAGTTTATGGTACACCAAAGGCGGGTGGCTTGCCTGTACAAGATAGCCGTGTGGAGACAGGGTTAGGCCGCTATCAAACTGTGCCTGTACTATCTGCCAGTTATTGTCTGTTATGGTATAGGTTAGGTCAGCACTGTTGGTGCTGTTACGCACTGCCGCTTGAGTCAGTGTTGTAGAGCCGGTGTAAATCTTGTTGTTGCCACCGCTGATAAAGGTATAGGTACCATCGCCGTTATCAAACTCAAACAAGGACTCTATGGTGCTGTTAGTGCCACCAGTAGTGGTAATATAGGACCAACCTTTCCTAGCAGCAATACGACCTGATTGATCGATTACGCCATTGTAAGCCTCTAGTGCAAACGCAGGATTAAGGTTAATACTAGAATCCTGTGTATTAAGGCCATAGAAGCCCGGAGAGGTTAATGAGATAGATTGGAGTGGTTTATTAGGCATTATACCGAATACCAGATAGTTTCATCAGGATGCCGTGCAGCCTCTAAAGAGATAGAGTCTAGCAAGGCCTGTTTAGCTACTGCATATTGGCTATTAATATTGATGCCACCGTCTTCTCCACGCTCTTCAATTGCCTTAGCCCAGGCAAGCAACTCTATTGGTCTGCTAGGTAGGGCTGTTGAATCCGTGTCTGCTGACAGTGCAGCCTCTGGAACAGCCATAACTAACTTGATGGTATAGATGCCATTCGGTATAGGAAACAGATCAATCTTGATGTCACCGCCAGCAGAGAGGCCGTTAAACTGGTAATAGGCTGGGAAACCCTGTGCTGGGTTAGCAATAAAATCTATATTCTGTGTAAAGAAGCCTTTGTTACGCTGTTCTAGGTAGGCTCTGTTAGTGCTATCAAAGATTTGTAACAGGCGACCACGATCACCAGCGCCAGTGACAGCATAGTTATAAGTGCCAGCTGCGGTTGTCACAGTCTTGGTTGTACGCAGTGCTTCCCAGTTCCAAGCATCCTCTACCTCACGCTTGGCATCGTTAACTAGACTGCCAATCAGTAGTGAATAGTCACTCTGGCTAACAGTAGAGACCGTCTGCTCTCGCAAACGAGTCAACACACTATTTACTAGGGTTAAGTATGATGTAGCCATCTTTTATATTTCCATTTGAGTTAAAACCACTACTCAGTTACAATCCCATTTTCTTAGTGCTAACGCTTTTCTAGTTGGCCTACCTTTTTCATCCTTCATAGGCCCTGGTACACCACTCATACGGGCACAAAAGGACTTCCTACGGGCAGCCTTCTTAGGCGACTTAGAGGCCTCTTTAGCGGACACCGGAGGCTTCAGGTTAGCGCCTTCCTTGTTCTTAAAGTATGCCCTGCCTTTAGCATTTAAGCCGCCTTCAGGGTTCTGATATACTTTTTTTACCATTTATTTCTTCTTCGCTGTTTTTGCAGACTCTTTGAAGGCTTTAGCCGTAGGAGCACCTTTGGAGCCTACTTTACGCATCTTCTCACCAGATCCCGCAGCTATCCGTTTACGTTTTGCATTAATTGCGTCGTACAAGCCTGGGTCACCTTTTTTTTTCATTTGTATCCTCCAACAGCAAGTTTAAAATTATCGTCGCCTATAAAGTGAGTTACATCAGAACACAGATCAAAAAACTCTTGTAAAGTAAAATCTGATTTCATTCTATTTATAGCTTGACAGACTAAAACAGTGTTATCTTTTGTATAACCAACTTTACTATCTATACGCTCAATAGAGACAGTGTTTAACTTACCTGCTTCTAAAGACATTTCTCTTCCTGTATAAGGACAGATTTTATTTTGTTTATTCCAGCACTCTACAATATCTTCAATACTTATTGAAAACTCTTGATTTCGTTTTACAGCTGAGTTTTTAGCGTTTCTTAAAAATATTTTAGCTCGTCCTTCAATCGTAGAGTTTTGTTTGGCTCTTGATTTGTTATTACCTTCTGTGCAACAATTTTTACACCAACTATGAAAACCATCTAAAGTTTGACGATGTTTAAAAAACAAAGAAATATCTTTAGTTTCTTTGCATTTAAAACAAGTTTTCATTTCTTGGCCTTTGACTTTGACTTACGAGCACTTGACAGAGCAATCGCTATAGACTGCTTCTGTGGCTTACCAGACTTCATCTCTTTACGAATGTTCTCAGAGATAGTCTTTTGTGAATAACCTTTCTTTAACGGCATTTAAGTCTCCTAGGTATGCTTAATATCGGATAGCTGCGTAGTCAATTCTACTGTTACTATACAAGATGCATTAGTTGCACCGGTTTCAATCTGTGCCCTAATCTCATCGCCTTCTTCTAAAACTATATAAGCCTCACCATCAATCCTGAGAAAAGAAGCACCAGTGATAGGATAGTTATTTGTAATATAAATCTCTGTGTTAGCGCTGGCATCGTACCACCAAGCATTAAACGTCTTTGCCGATGATGTGCCATTTAAGGCATACAACAATGTCCATCTACCAAGCTGCCTTGGAGGCATAGTAAATATAGTGGTCTTAGTACCGGCTACTAGGTTAACGCCAACAGATACTGGTCTCATTTTTAACCTATTTTAAGAACTAAGCTGAGTAGCAGAACCACGATAAAGCCAGTAGTTCCTAACAGGATCTGTTCTAGTCTCTTTAGCCTAGCGTTGATGCCTGCATAGCGTTCGGCGCAGACTGCCTCATGGGTATCAAGTTGGCCTTTGACTTGGTCTATTGGTGACATTGTTTACCTCAAGGCAAAGTAGCGACAAAAGCCTGTGCTGCCTCAGCAGACATCACATTACCATCTGCGTCTTGTAGTTCTGCGCCTTCCGCAACTGCCTTCTTAAACTCTGCGTAGTCTGTGTTGGCGGGGTCAAATGGGATAAAGGCGTTGTCGGACAAGCGAACAACCACATTAGTTGTTCCAAAGTCATTTTGTTTAATTTTGTACATTCTATAACTCCGAACTTACAGTAATTTTTGCATTAGCGTTGTTGTCATACACCAAAACGGACGCTCCAGCCGTTCCTGAACTAATAGTAAAATCAATGAATATATTTTGGTTAGAACTCGCTGTGGCAGACACAGCACTTACAGTTCTGTTAGTTGCTCCGTTTATTTCCTGAACTAAAAAAGTATTTGCGGCAGAAAAAGTAACAGTTGGGGAAGTCCTCATTGCTATGGGAAAACTAAATGTTGTTCTAGTAACAGTTGTTGTTTGATTTGCCCCTACAATAGGAGTTGACCCATAACTCCCTGCCGAAGTAAAAGCATAACAATACCGCTGACACATAATCCACTCACGCCCATAGTCTCTGCGCTCAAACGGGGTAGCAACAGAGCCTACTTCAAGTTGTACGCCTGTGATGTAGAAGGTGGCTCCGTTGGTTCCGACCACAGAAACAGAGCCAGTTGGGCCGCTTAATCCACTTGCGTTCCAAGTATTTACTGTACCCCCACGATAGGTTGATCCCGCTCCCAAGTCCCAATACAATCGGATACCAATACTATTTGTAGCCCCAACCCATGTTCCGGTTGTATCGCCGGGGATTGTTACAGTTTTATATTCCCATGTATTGGCTGAATTAACCGTATAAGTAAACACATAAGAACGATTAAAGGCATTGTTTACAATTGAAGCGCCAAAAGTTCCAGTTAAACTAGAACGCACCCAAAATGACAAAGTAATCGTTTTAGCGTTAGCAGTACCAAAACTTAAATCTGCCGTATTAAACCCTTCAATAGAGTGTTTGAGAGCAAACAAATCGCTCGTCAATACAGAATATGCGGACTGGGAAACTACCCCAAGGTAATTGCTAAATCCAGTTGGCGGAGTAACAGAACCAGAGTTCTGTTGACAAGTAAGTTTCCCCGCAACAGTATTCGCAAAATACCAGCGATCCAATGTATATAACTCAGAGGTTACAGCCACGCTTGCCCCGTTATTCCTCTGGTCAATCCCCATGTCACCATTGATGATGCGGTTACGGAAGCCTTGCAGACTATCCGCAGTAGGGGTCATGCTATTTATCGTAGCGGTATTACCACCACTAGCGTCTATGATTGCATTTGCTTTTACGGTACTCATTTTGGAAACCTCGCTTTGATTTCTGCTACCTTGGCTTGCCACTCCTCCATCGTAGCCTCACCACGCTGAGCCTTGAAAAACAGGGCATCTGCCTCGGCTATGTAGGCATTACGGCGATTCTGAGTGGCAATACGGGCTGGCTCAAGTGCGGTCAGCCTAGCAACCTCTGCGTCAATCTCAGCATCAGTTGGCTGGGTTTGTGTCTGGTCGAGCCACTCTAGTTCATCACCACGGAGAACCCATTGAGCGCCTTCTCTTAGAGATGCAATTGCTTGTGCTTTAGTAATCATGCCGCAATCTCCATGAGTGTAATTGATGCAGTATCGCCAGAGGTATTTGTGGCAACAGTATTACCAAGTCTACTTAAAAATTGAAGTTTGTAAGTTGTTGAAGAAGTTGTATTTGGCGAATCTAAAACAGAAACCATAAAAGCGGCTCTTCTAGTAATTGAAGTACCTGAAAAAAATAAATGGTTTGATGTGTAGGCTATGTTTGTTGCACCTCTAAGAATTTGAAACGAAATTGCATTATTATCTGTATCAACACTAGAAGTTCCCGGATATACCAAAACAAATACTTTGTTAGATGCGCTTGATGGTGTTATAGATACAGACAGTCCAGCATCCACAAAACTTGTTGAAGTTGTAGTTGTTGGCGTTGTTGATGTGCTTGTTACCACCTGAATCACAGAGCCAGCAGGGAACCCCGTAGTCGTAGCAGAGGTCAGAATAGTGCCAGTATTGTCAGGCAGGGTCAGAGTACGGTTAGTGTTGCTATTAGGCGCAGCGATAGTAAACTCGCCTGTGCCACTAGCGTTACCTTGGATTTTTACGAGTGACATTATTTAGCCTCCAATGCGGCGAGTCGTGCTTCAAATGCTGCGTTCTGTGCTTCCAAAGTTTCGATCCTGTCCATTGCTTCTTGCAAGGCTTTGACTGCTTTCATGTAGATAATGGACGATTTAACAGACTTGGTTACTTCTCCAGTATCTTTGTCTACACAATTGTCTATAAGACCGGGGCTTACTTGCTCAACCTCTTGAGCGACTACACCGATGTAGGCAGGGTAGTTAGGGTCAGCAGCAACCTCATCTTTAAGCCGATACTTAACTATTCTTAACGCCTTGATGTCATTCCATTGGCTTGATGCATCTGTAATGTCTTGCTTGAGTTTTATATCAGAGATTGTGTTGTATGTACCTGTTCGGTTTGTTACTGTTCCACTTGAGTAGATAAAAAATTTTACGTTTGTTGTATCATCGCCTCTTAAGAAATAATTAGTTGTATTGTTTGGTGTTGCGCCAGAAAAATAAATAAAAGGCCCATAAGGACTCGCCCCACTATTTGTAAAATATGCTATGTTTTCATTGGTTTTTGAAGTATAAAGTTCATGATACGGTCCAGTAGAACCTACATAAGTTCCAGTATCACTCGCCTTAAAGAAACCACCGCTAGTAATACGGGCACGCTCTGACCAAGTAATAGCACTTCCAGCAGTGCTGCTTGCCGCATTAGACCAAATATGATTTCCAGTTTCTTGACCGTACTTGGTTGCAAAATCAGCACCAATTCTTTGCCAAGCACCGCTTATGACAGCGCCGTTTTGAACTATTTCAACACTATCGTTGTTATATGTATAAAACGATGCCCTTTTAACTTGTAATGCTGTACCAATACTCCAAGCACTAGGCGTAACACTAAGGCCAAGGTTCCCGCTACTATCAAACCTAGCAACCTCTGCGCCGCCCTCACCAAAGGCTATGGTGTCAGCCGCAGGGAAGAAGACTCCCGTATTAGTATCCGTACCCTGTACCGCTGGCGTGCTAGCAGAGCCATCTACACCCGCTATGCCTGTTGTACCGTTAATCGTAATTGTCATGTTATCTCCTTAAACCACAGTCCAGACCGAGCCGCTAGAAACCGTTACTGTTATTCCGCTATCAACAGTTACAGGGCCTGCACTCATACCGTTAAATCCAGTACCGATTGTGTAGTTCGTATCAATCGTCTGAGCATTTACAAAGATTCCGTTTTGAGCAACAGGAACCTCTGCCTTAAATTCTCCAGTACTTGGTTTGTATAGCAGTTTAGCGTTGCCAGTATTTAAGCTGCTGGCTGTACCGCTGGTGCTGCTTACAAATGTTGGATAGACATCTGTTGCTGTTGATGTATCATTCGATATGGTAACACTACCGCCTGCTGTTGTCCAAGATAGTGTACCAGATCCGTTGGTTACTAAGGCTTGACCGTTAGTTCCGTCTGTGCTCGGTAGTGTCCATGTTACATCACTAGCAATCGATGCTGGTGCTTTAAGGCCAACATAGTTAGTGCCGTTATCTGTATCTTCATACAGTTTAATATCAGCACCAGTAGCAGAAGTTCCAGAAACAGCAACAGAGCCTACAAAGGTAGGTGCTCCGCTATCATTCAACGTTGCTGATGAATTCTGGATCAGCTTACCAGTAGTAAGATCAAACCTAGCAAATGCATTATCAGTAGCACTAGAGGGGCCAACTACGTCACCAGTGCCGACAGCAGGTGTTGCCCACTCTACATCAGTACCGCCGCTATTAATTGAAAGAACTTTATTTGCATTACCAGTATAAGAAGGCAAAAGGTTAACACGAGCGTTGGCAGCTGTGCTTGCTCCTGTTCCACCATCAGCAACAGCAATATCAGTGATGCCAGTGACAGAACCACCGCTAATTGTAACATTGTTTGCATCTTGTGTTGCTATAGTCCCTAAGCCAAGGCTGGTACGAGCAGTAGAGCCAGATTCAGTAATAAAGTTGGTGCCATCGCCGACAATGAAGTTGCCATCTGTAGGTGTTAGGCCAGCAATATCGCTTAACTGTGCGTCATAAGCCTGGACATCAGTACCGATGGTCAAACCAAGGGAAGTCTTTAGCGTTGCTCCAGATTCTACAACAAAATTGGTACCATCGCCAATGATAACCCCATCATTTGTAGGGCTTAATCCTGCTACATCGGCTAATTGTGGATCGTAGGCCTGAACATCAGTACCGATAGCGAGGCCTAGGGCAGTCCTTGCAGCACTTGCAGAAGTAGCCCCGGTACCGCCATTAGCAATAGGAAGTGTGCCAGTGATGTCGGCTGTGCTGATGTCTAGGGCATCCCAAGAAGCATCGGTGCCGTCAGATTTTAAATATTTACCAGAGGCAGAGGCCTGTGATGGAAGGATGTTTGTTCTTGCGCCTTGTGCAGTTGAAGCGCCAGTACCGCCATCAGCGATAGCAAGATCAGTAATACCAGTGATTGTACCGCCAGTGATGTTAGCAGATGCGTTGTCAGTCTTAGTGGCAATAGCCGTAGCAATATTATTAAACTCAGTATCAATTTCTGAGCCACGAACAACTTTTCCTGGGTTGCCGCTAGGTAATGAGTCCTTTGCGGTAAAATTGGTGACTTTGGTGTAGTTAGACATTTTTACTCCGATTAGGTATACCAGATGGGGATGTAACCACCAGCATCAGTAGACCATGCAACAGTCAATGATGCATCTTCATATACATTAATATAATCAATGCCAGCTTTTTTGCCTGTTGTACTAGCAAGAACATCTGCCAGCATTCCAGTAGAATAGGTATTCTTCTGTGCTGGCTCTGATCCTAATTTCTTTACAGGGATGTAGTCTACCCATGCCTTTAGTCCAGTGGTGCTACCAAGTTTATTGATAACCCATTTGGTGGTTCCATTGGTAGTAGCGTAGGTGGTGGGGAAGCAACGAGGTATCATTTAGTTTCCTCTTTAGTTTTCTATAGCAACCTCAATGAAGATGCTATAGAAAAGCCTCCGAAGAGGCAAAACCATTTGGTTTAGAATACTGGACGACCTACCATAAACTTAATGCTTGTTTCAGCCAAGTTTACAGTACCAGCGGTGATGTTGTTAAATATCACAGTAACGGTGTTTGCAGCAGAGACATAAGCAGTTACCTGCAAGCCCGCTAGGTCAACACCAAGAGAAACACCAAGAACAATGTCGCCAAGAGCAACACCGGGAACGGTAACAGTGTCTACATCGTTAGTTCCGGTACTTAAACTATCAGCATTAATTGTTGCTTTAACTGCCCAAAAGTCAGTAAACAGTCCTTGAAACTGTTCACGGCCTCTTTTGGACACTACAGCGGTAGCGTTAGCCATTTATTAATCTCCTTATTGGTTAGAATGGGGCCAGCCTTATGAGCCAGCCCCGCTTGTTATCCCTGATTAGGCAGGAACAGCAATACCAACAGCGGAGGTATCACGCAGTTCGCCAACACCGTAGAGCGTGTCTGCGGTGAGCAGCGTTGCGAGGTACTCTTGCTTGTACTGAGTCTGAACACGGATGCCCAACTGCTCGATGAGAACGCCGTACTCGGGGTGGAACATAACAGCGATACGAGCACCGCCAGTAGCCGTGGGGCAGTTGGTCGAAACATAGACCTTAACGCCGTATACGTCACCAATCTGACCGTTGCGGATGGAATCGCCGTTACCAACGAAAGCCTGCTCAGTGAAACGAGCAAGACCAAGCATTGTGTTACGAGCAACAGGCGGGATCACGAGTGAACGTCCATCCATCGGAACATCGTTGTCGTCCAGAGTCTGGATGATCTTACGGATACCAGCGTCAGTGATAGCAGTAGCGTTTGACGAACCAGAAGTGTAGTTCGTGGAGCCATCGCCACCGATAACAGCCTTGTCCCAAGTTGCGTTACCAGCACCGGCTTGAGCCTTGCTGAAGTTGTTCAGCAGGTCAGTGTCGATCTGGGTAGCAAGAGCGTAGCCGGAGTCATCCGTGTAGAAGCGGCGCAGCGAAGAAAGCGACTGAACTTCTGCCAAGTCCTCGATCAAGCGGCTGTACTCATAGTGCTTGTCGATGTTGACAGTGATTCCGTTACCAGTCATCTGTTGCATTGTAACAGCCGACTCAACCGTCTTAGCCGAAGCTGAACCACGACCAGGAGCAGGGAACGTGACAGAGTCACCTTTCTTGCCCTTGAAGTTCATCTTCTTGATGAGGTTAGCTACAACGAGGTTCTTCTTGTAAGCAGCAATGATCTCGTCTTGCCAAATTTGTGGTACAAAACCAGCGGTATCTGCTTCTGATTTGATGACGAAGTCACCTGAGGGATAAAATGCCATGATAAAAGTCCTTTGTTAAAAGTTGTTAATTAACGGACCCGGCCTTCACGATACGCTTGCATGATTTCAGTCTGCATCATATCGTACTTGTCTGGATCCTTTTGCATGAGGTTAATAATGTCTGACCTACGAAAAATCTTCTTAGAAGGTGCCTCATCACTGCCAGATTTAACAGTAGTTGTTGCAGCTTTGACTGCTTGGCTTCGTGCTTCCTTCTCTACTGAGGCGGTTGCTTTGGCTACTTGCTGTCGTTCTTTCCATGTTGACAGCAGTTCATCCGCAGCATCTACATCATATTGACGGTCTGCACGAACTAACAATTCAGTCCTAACCTTAGAAGCCTGAACCCATTCTTTGAAGCTTGGGTCTGTAGCAATATCCATGTAGTCAGGATGTTTTGTCTGTATATCAGTCTTAGCCTTGGCTACTTTCATCTCCAAAGACAGCATCTCTGCCTGTTTAATCTTTGGATGGTTGTCTATAGCCCTTGCTACTGCTTTGTCTGGATCAGCGAAGAAATCAGTTTCTTCTACCTTTTCCGTACTCAGTTGCTGCTTGCTTAAAGCTTGGGTCTTGATGAAATCATCTACAACCCTACGCAGTTCTCCGACTTCGCTGCCCTGTCTGCCGATTAACTTCTCAGCTTCCATGTGCATCTGAGCAATCTCTTTAGCACTTTTTCCCCGATACTTCTCAGGAATGCTATCGTCAACTTGCTCTTGTGTCTGAACCTGCGGTGCAGGCTCTTGCGTTGCTACATCGGTAAATACTTCGTTAGGTTGCGTTTCAACAACGCCTTCTTCAGCAAAACTAGCCATCAGTCTCTCCGTGCCTTAACAGCATTTAGAAAAGAACACTTACAGATTTGAGGGGGTTCTCTTATCCCTCTGAAATACCAACTTTACGTTCGTATTTAATATGCGACTCACGCCGCTTTTCCCAAGCCATAGTTGCACCGGGAAAGTCCCCTGAGATACCTTCTAGAGATATCCTAGGGGCTGAGATGAGTCTGCTTGCGTCATTTGCACAGTGAGGGCACTGTATGACTTTTACAGAATCATCAACATATTTTTCAGTTATGTGGCCTTTGGCACACTGAAAATCAAATATTCTTCTCATTTAGTTCCTCGTAAGCACTTTCAGACAGTTCCCGTAAACCAATCATGTAGTCTAGGATGTCTACTTGTCCTTTGCGGAACTCTATATTTGTTGTGTCACAGTTGCGGATATTTTCATAAGCACTCCGCATATCTGTCAGGTCTTCAATGAGTTGTTTCCACGCCTTGGTGGACATCATTGCTAACCTATCTTCATAGTATTGCTGTAATTCTGGTAACATTTGTTGTAATTCTACCACACTTTTGTTATTTTGTCAAGCACTTTTTGATGGTTTTGTCAAGTTTTTTAACTTTGTCTTGCGGCAACGACCTGAAGGTTTGCGATGTCCTTCTTGGTGTTGATATCCTTCTCCTTCAGAGCCAGATTAGCGACCTTGACACGGCGCTCGAACTCTGCCGTGGCTTGGTTGTTGTCTCCAAGGTACTTAGAGGCGCTGGCAGCGATAGAGGCCTGTAATTCCTGTGGCTTTAGCTGGGTATCGACCACTTCAGCCTGTGTTCTGGCCTGTTTTAGCTGGATATCTGCCTGAAGATCAGCCAATTCTAGCTGTGCCTTCTGCATCTGCATCTGCATTACCTGCTGCTGTGCCTGTTGCTGCTGCGGATTAGGTTGCATCATCTTGTTTAGCTGCTGAATCATCTCTTCACGGTTGTTTAGGCTGGAGTTTTCCACGATTGCCTTCAGAACCAAGGGCACAACTGGAGACTCAGGGCCTAAAGTCTTCAGCAGGTTCATAAACTGCATCTGCTCATACTCACGGGCAACGATGCCTAGGTTAGAAGCAGGGATGAAGTTGTAGTCCTGTGCTGGATAACGCTCTGGATCGAACTGCATGAAGCGGTAAGCAGCCTTGCTCACAAACGGAATAAGGAACTGCTCTTGGAAATTGACCAAGGTACGCTTATTTTTCTTGATGATTGCTGATAGGGCAGGGTTGAGGCCTGCTCCATCTGCACCAGCTGCTGGCAACGATGCAGAATCTACTGTGCCCGTAGCCATCAGGAGCATCTTCATAAACTCGCCAGCGGTCTGTAGGTTGCCTGGGTCAGTAACTCCGAACTTAAAGGCCTGTAAAATCTCATTTGGGTTGCCGTTGGTCAGAATAGTCTTACCAGGACGAACCTCAAACTTGCTTCCACGGGGCAATCTTGTAGCATCGATGCCCATCATCGGCACCGTTGTCAGTGCTAGGCTGTCTAAGTGGGCACGGATCTGAGCATCAATGGCACGTTGGCAGTTATAGCCCTTCTCAGCGATGCCACGGCCCCAGAAACGGTTAGGCATAGAGTCGTACTGGAAGGCCACGATGGGACGATCCTGCATCATGTAGGGGCTTTGCTCAGCCTTTAACAGGTACTGGTCGTTAGCGATAACGATGATGCCCTCAACCAAGTCCGTGTAAGGTGCTGCTTCGGTACCAAATTCCTCAGTTTTGTCAGCAAATATCTTAACAATCTGCTCAGTGTCCTCAGACTCTAAGAGAAACTTAGGTATTAAGCCGTAATAGCGCAGTAATAAGACCTTGTCTTGCTGGTACTCGATGGTCTCCTGTACTGGCTCCAAGTCAGAGTCTACAGCGGTGGGGCCAAAGTTTGGCACGGTCTTATAAACACCGGACTCCATTCCAGCCACAACAGAGTGCAAAGACACATACTCTTCAATGGCGCAACCTAGAGCATCTTCAATGCTGGTTGCGTTGGGGTCAATTAAGAAGTTCTTGGGATTGATTGGTTTGAGGCCAACAACAAAGCGGCTACGCTCTTCAACACCAACAGCGGTCATGCTCATTTCCACTATTGGGCGTGATGCTGGCGCTAACTCGTTCTTCTCTGCAATAACAATCTCACCGATTCCGGTGCCATAGACTGCACCAAGAACGATAGTGTCAGAAACTGCCTTACGGACCTTTTCCTTTTTAAAGTCCTCATACATCTGGTTCTTTAGCTGCTCTACGTCAATGCGGTTCTTGTCAGCTAAGTCATCAGTGATATCAAAGAACTTCTCACCACGACCAAACACAGCCTCTTCAATCTCAGCCACTGAGGACTCGATAGCCTGCTGGAGGGCTGGTGTAACTATCCTTGAACGCTCAGACTCACGAGTGCTGTCCTCTCCAGCCCACAGACCACGCCATAGGCGCTCATAGCGTTTCCATTCCTCAAGATAGTTCTCATCTCGCTGGTTACGCCAATTCTCACAACGAGACAAGACCCAGTCAGTAATCTGGGAATCTCTGCTGTTATATGTTTGATCGTCCATTATTAGTCCTCGATGGTGTTGCCGATGCTATCGGAAAAGACACTGACGTACTCTTCTTTTTCTTCTTCTTCCGACTCTTCTTCTTCCATAGGGCCAAAGATGTCTTTGTCTTTGAGGCCAGCCTCTTTAGCGGCAGTGATGATCGTCATCATGCAATCAGCACTAAACTTCTTTTCCATCTCTTCTTTGATGGTTTCAAATACGGCAGGGTTCTTGACTAACTTGTCCCAATTAAGTGGTACATAGTCTTCTTTGTTATAATACATCATGTCCATATCTATTCCTTAATATCCAGAAACAACATCTAAGGGAACGTACTCTTCTTCTTCGTAGTCTGCGGTGTACTCCGCAATTGCTATCTGGTCAATGTAGCTTAGAGCATCAATCAAGTCATCGTGTACCTGAGTATTAGGAAAGTTCATCAGTTCATCAACCAACTCACTATTCCAGGGGCCTTCATTAAAGGTAATCTTTCCGTGCTCTAATCTGCCCTGTAAAGACCAAGTGATTCTATCTGTCTTTTTCTTGTTTCCATGTGTGAGGTCTTCAATACGGAAGTAACTGTTATACTTACGCATAAGATCAGACAGATAAGGTAGAACGGCATTCTTTAATGCGCCTCTTTCGATGCCAACACAAACAGGCTCATAGTCACGGACCACATCAAATATCTTCT